CTACGATACTGACTAACCCACTTTGTTCCATAGTAGGCGCTTGTAAGTCCATATACCAAATTACAACTTTGTATAACAAAAAGATATAAGTTGTAATGAATACTCTAGGGAATATTCTCCAACTATCAACTGCTCTAGCTAGGTCAATTAAACCTTGATACCTATTTTTACTAGAATCTACAGTTGATGTATCAATCTCTAGTTCTAGGTTTACTTTTTTAGTTTGTTCAGCCATTTTGTTTTCTCTCTCTAGCCTTTTCTTTTTCTTCTTTTATGTGGTTGACTAATAAATCCACATAAATTTCCCTCTCCCATGGTATCATATTCTCTAACTCTGTTAAAGAATATTTATGATGTTGCATTAAAGCAAAGTTGACCTGGAAATAATTTTCTAGGTTGTCATGTGAGAGGGCGATACGAAAAAACTTTGTAGCCCGCTCAGCACTACTTTACTTTTCACTTTTGTTTTAGGGTTTTCAATCTCCAATTCATGTTGCAATCTAGGCATAGTATTAAAGAATTTTTGAATTTTAGCAAAATGGTCACTCGTTAGTGATTCAATAAAATTCTTCATTTCTTCTTTACTATAATCATTTGCTTTATGAACCGTCTCACCCTCATAAATTTCATAAACTGTATTTGCAATGATATCAAACAATTGTTCAGTTTTTAATTTACTTGCGTCAATTGTTGGGTCAAATGTATCAATTGTAGGATACTTCATAACCATTTTAATTTTATCGTTAATCTGTATCGTATTATTGTGTTCATCATCAACTTGTACCTCAACTGTAGATAAATCTAACTCTACATTTGCGTAAGTCTCTTTATCGTCTGGACACAATAGTTTTAATTTTGCAACTTCACCAACTGATTTAGCTCTAATATTTAAAAAAATATATTCTAAATCAAAAGTAGGTAATGCTTCAACATTCAAACTACCAAATGTACATGCATGTACAATCTCTTTTAATGCTTTTGTAATTTCAGCAGCATTCTCAGATTCCATAGCCATCAATAAAATCTTTTCTTCTTTTACAAGAAAAGGTCTATATTTGACCTGTACATCACTTGAAGGTAATGTCAATTCATAAGTCGCTGTATCTAATATAGGCAATGCCATAATATTATCTCCTTGTTAATATATTATCCAAAAGGTGGAAATAATCTACCACCTGTAACTCTACCAATTGGTAGATTTCTTTTAGTTGTTTGTAATACATCTCTGCCTGCTCTTCTAATTTCAGGAGGCAATTTATTTAATATACCACCAAACAATCCAAAATCTTTACTTGCTTTAATTGTAGGCACATCACCAACTGATTTACCTACTGTTGCACCGTTAATCTGGTCTATTGTTAAGTTAGCCCATGTTCTAAAGTTTAATGTTATAGGCACAATTACTTGTTCATTATCAGAACCATATGTATAATCATAAGAACCAATTGTCTGAGGATATACTTCAAATAATCTTACTGCATATGTAACTCTAGCGTCATCATCTTGTTTACTGTCGAATTGGCCTAACTGCATAATATCCATACTACCAACATAACTATCATAGTAATTCATATTGTGAGTTTGAATATCAAAAATCTTTTTTTGCCAGTTTTCAAAAAACATTCTCTGTCTTAAAAACTTATCACCATAAAATGATAATTCTAATTCACCACTATAAGAATATGCATAAGGCATTCTTCTTGCTGGTCCATAAGTTCTATTTGTGGCTGTGTTAACATCTCTATTAGGCATGGTAACTTTGTTACACATCATATCAACATTTTCTATTGTTGTTAAACTTTCTAAATCATTATTACCTGGCGACATGTCAAAATCACCAGCATATGGGTTATCAAATACTCTTGCTGGCGGATTAATTCTTACAATGTATCTATTTGTTCTAGCAAAGCCTTCACCTGTATTTACTTGTGCTAAAAATCTTTGAATAGTACCAGCACCACCAGGTTGTCGTTTTAACCTAGGGTCAGCAGCAACATCAACAAGTGACCTATCTCTTGGTAGACCAACTCTAATGTCAAAATTTCCTATTCTTCTTCCGCCTCGTAAAATTGCCATTTAAAAATTCCTTCTTGCAGCTGCAAAGACACCACCTAAAGTTCTACCTTGGAATTGTGCTACAGGTAAATAAGCTGCTAATGCCATTTCATTTACATCTACTCTTAAAAAGTTTGACCTTACATGAGAGTACAAGTATCTCTTAATTGCTACTTTGGTATATTTATTACCTTTTATTGAGTTATATGAAGCTTGAATTTTAGTTGATTGGTCAAATTTACCATTACTAGCATATCTTTGTAATTGTTGTAAAAATGCAAATCTAGCACCATAAGGCAAATAATGAAAATTTAAACCAATAAAACCACCTTTCATAGGTTCAATTGGTAATACTAATGGGAATGTGTCATAATAGGGTAACCTATTTTTAAATTTAGGGTCATAGAAGAACATACTCATACGACCAGCACTAGGTCTACCTAATAATTTACCAGAGGCAAACAACTCACTAGGGCTTGTTCTATCTGCAATTAATGATACAGCATTTCTGTACCAATTAGCACCCTTTTGTTTGTTACCTTGTAAATCTTTTAGTGGTTCAAATATATCAATTGCCATACCACTATTTATAAGAAAACCCCTAGCGATTTCTCGCTAGGGGTCAATGCTTTCAGTAATGAGAGAGAAAGGTTAATCTTCGTCTGCTAATTTACTAAAGTAGTCGAGGGTATCATCCTCGTCACTAGCAGTCGTTGATTGACTTACTTTCGGCATTTCCACGGAGGTCATAGTCTGAGGTGGGAGGTCTACAGTATCTACAGTTGCCGTGCTTTGCGTACCCGTAATTACCCTATTCAGTTTCTCTTTGAGTTCATCATAGGTCTTAAAATTACTAGGGTCAACAAATGGTTTTAGAGGGTGTTGTTTTTCCCATATCGCTTTGATTTCGTCATCTGACTCTTTCACTTGCGACACACTCTCAAATTCAGATTTGTCATAGTTCCAATAACCATCAACTTTTCTGATTTTTAGTTTAAAGTTTGCACCTTTCCAAAAATCAAATGGGTTGATTGCTTGTTCATCTTCAAAAGCTGGTTGCATTGCTTCAGTAATCTTATCAAAGATTTTTTTACCAAACTTAAACAAGAAAACTTTACCCTCATTTTCAGGATGTTTTGGGTCACTAACAACATAGATGTTAGAATAGTAAGATAACTTTCTCTTACGCTTTCTAGCAATCTCTTTGTCACTATCAACACCAGTATTCCAAAGTCTTGTATTCTCTTCAGACACCGGGTCTTTTTGATTAAGAGTTGTTAATGAGTTCTCAATAAACCAACCACCTTTGTCTTGAAACGCATGTGTCCAAACTCTCTGCCATGGCATTTCTTCACCATTAGAGGCAGGTAGAAAACGAATAACAGCATAGCCGTTACCTGTTTTATCAAGTTCAGGTTTCCACAACCTGTCATCTTGGTATTTGTTTTTGTTTGATTGGTCTTCTGGAGCAAGTTTTGTTTCCAGAGCTTTTGTGATTGCGTCAAAATTACTTGACGACTTTTTTAGACTTTCGAAATCCATATTTATTCTCCTTGTATTATATGTGTTCGTTGTTTTCGTGTGACCTGTATAATTCGGCCTCATTATTATTTATAAGAGTTTTATAGCTCATTTAAATAATTCTTTACATTCTCAGGTGTTGATTCTATATAAGGGTCATCATCATCTGAGAAATTATTAAAACCTGGTTCTTCAAACATCTTTTCTACTTCGCCATTATTTACAATAGCTGCATATCTCCAAGACCTCATGCCAAAACCTTGTTTAGGTTTAGCAACCAGCATTCCCATGTTACTAGTAAATGTACCACAACCATCTGGTATCATCTTCACATGTTTTATTCCTAAATCTCTTGCCCAAGCATTCATTACAAAGGCGTCATTTACTGATACACAATATACATCATCAATGCCTTTTTTCATAAAGTCCATAAACTCTCTATCATAACTAGGTAGTTCTTCGCCTGAACATGTTGGTGTAAATGCACCTGGTAAACTGAACAATAAGATTCTTTTACCTTTAAACAGTTCATCTGTTGTTACATCTTTCCATGTGCCACCTATAAAAGTACAACCGCCTTTTTCATCGCTGTCGCCTTCTCTAAATTTAAATGTGTGTTTCTTAATATTCATATTCATTCTCTTTTTACATTAGTAAACAATATGCGAAATAGGGAGGACTTGGTTTCACCTCCAACTTAGCGACACAGATACCTGTTCTATCGCACCAAGAACCAACTTCCGCTCGGTAGAGCAGTGTGACACAACGCCTTTCAGCAACCATGCCTGAGTACCACCTCTAAGTTGTCAAGTTTGACCCTCTGGTAAGAGCCTCTTCCTTGCACTATAAAAAGAAAGTAATTAGTTTTCTTTTGCATATTGTTTACTAATATACACTAATCACGCTAGATTGTCAAGCGTGGAATAATCAGCATATACGATATTTTTTCTACTTTCCCATTCTTTGATAGGACCATTCACCATATCACGGCCGTCATTAAATCTGTTAATTTTATAAAACTTGATATTGGGGTACCAATCCATAAGTGTTCGCCATTGTCTAATCCAATTGACACCTGGTGTAGGACCATTTTCTTGTGCGACATAATGTTTGGTACTTTTGTAAAGATTGTTTACATGATTATTGGTACTGTTAATATCATGCCCTATCATATAGATTTCATCAGGTTGTTCTCTATGTATTGCAACATAACCACTACTAGCACCACAAGCCCAACCAAAATCTCTTTTTTCACCTTTACCATTATTTTCTACACTTATGTCCGTTAAAGAGTGTGAGTAATCTGGATCCTGTATCCATGATACTTTAATGGTTGCATTGTTAATATTCTTTTTGTACTTCTCACCGTTTCTTTTTATCATATCAACAATACCAGATAGTTTAGCACCGTGCATAACATATTCTTGTGCATTGTTTCTTTCATTTGAAACTAATATTTCTTTTAGATGATTGTCGG